CCGTCACCACCAGCGTGGTCCCATGCCCATCGCCGGTCTCTCGCCAGAGGGGCTCATTCCGGCGCAAGTTAGCGTCGACCTCCTGCAGCCAGCCGTGTTCGATCATCTTCGACACAGCTATCTTGGCCGCCGCACCGGCCAGTCCCTTGGGCAGCGGAAGGGCGATGTTGTCGGGGCGCTGGGCCCCGGCACTGAGGATGATGGTCTGGGTGTCTGTCAGCTTGGTCATGGCGTTCCCCTATCGATCATGCGTGGCAAGGAAGGCGGTAATGCGCGACATCAGGTCGTTGTGACCGTCGGCATCCGTGCCGATGATCACGTCACCATCATCGTCGCGTTCCAGATCGCCGATCTCGCGCAAAAGGCCGATGGCATCGTCACAGGCGGCGAGGCGTTCGGCCTCCCAAGCGGCGGTGATGGCATCCTGTTCGATCTGGCGGCGCTGAGCGGGATCAAGCGGCATGTTCGCCCTCTTTGAACGCTGCATCGGTGATCTGGCGCAGCAGGCTGGCGTAATGGTTCAGTGTGCCGACATCGCCCCAGTTGATCTCATCGGGGTGGGTTTCGAAATGGTCGTCGGTCAGCGCCTTCAGGCGTTCCAGCATCGCATCGATCTGGAACTTCGCAGTCATGAAGGCGTCGAGGGCTTTGGCATTGTCGGTGGCGCGGCGGGTGGTCATGGCGTGGTTTCCAAGGCTGAGTTGCATCGTTCTGGTGCAATCAGAATCGCTCCACCCCGGAGTGTAATCAACCGAATAACAAGCAATTTCATTGCTTTAGGCATGGCGGGTGGAAGCATGGAAGGTATGTCCGAGCGAGAGTATTCCGCCCATTCCGGCCTCTCGCGCGGGGCGATCCAGAAAGCCCGCAAAGCCAGTCGGCTGGTGGTTTACAGCGACGGGTCGATCAACGCGGCCGCCTCCGATGTGCGCCGCGCTGACATGACCGATCCGGACCAGCAGCGCCGCAGCACCGGCGGGGACAGCGGCTTCTCAGGGCCAGCGGACAGCTCGTCCTATCTGAAGGCCCGCACCGCGCTGACGGTTTACCAGGCGCAGGACAAGCAGCTGGGCATCCAGAAAAAGAAGGGCACGCTGGTCGACCGGGCCCGGGCGGAAGCGCTGGTGTTCCGGTTGGCCCGACAGGAACGCGATACTTGGGTCACCTGGCCCAACAGAGTGGCAGCGCTGATGGCGGCGGAAGTGGCCTTGGGGGTGGAAAAACAGACCGGAACGCCGGTGATCATCGAGGCCGCGATCCTGCAGAGGGTGTTGGAAGCCCATGTCAGACAGCACCTCGACGCCCTCGCCGATCTCCGGGTCTCGCTTGGATGATGGGACTGATGATCACGACCTGACGGACGGGCTAGACCTCGAGTTTGACGGGGCCGAGGACATCCTGCGCTCCTGGCGTAAAGGGATGCGGCCCGACCCGGATCTGACGGTGTCGGAATGGGCGGATGAACACCGCTGGCTGTCGTCGCGCGGTGCGGCCGAACCGGGGCGCTATCGCACTGCCCGCGCGCCCTACCTGCGCGAGATCATGGATGCGCTGTCGCCCCGCCACCCAGCGCAGCGCATCACCTTCATGAAGGCCGCGCAGGTTGGGGCGACCGAGGCGGGCAACAACTGGATCGGCTTCGTGATCCACCATGCGCCGGGGCCGATGCTGGCCGTGCTGCCGAGCCTGGAATTGGCCAAGCGCACGTCGCGCGGTCGTCTTGATCCGCTGATCGCGGATAGCCCGGCGCTGCGCGAACGGGTCAATCCGGCCCGGTCGCGCGATGCGGGCAATTCGATGCTCTCAAAAGAGTTTCCCGGCGGCATTCTGGTGCTGACCGGCGCGAACTCCGCCACTGGCCTGCGGTCGATGCCCGCGCGCTACATCTTTCTGGATGAGGTGGACGCCTATCCGGCCTCGGCCGACGAGGAAGGTGATCCAGTCACGCTTGCGGAAGCGCGGACCACCACCTTCTCGCACCGGCGCAAGGTGTTCATGGTTTCGACCCCGACAATCCGGGGTTTGTCGCGCATTGAACGGGAGTTTGATGCCAGCGATCAGCGTCGGTATTTCGTGCCCTGCCCGCATTGCGGGGCGATGCAGTGGCTGCAGTTCGAACGGCTGCGGTGGGATAAAGGGCGGCCCGACACGGCGGCCTATCATTGCGAGGGCTGCGAAAAGCCCATCGCCGAGCATCACAAGACGCAGATGCTGGAGCGCGGGGAGTGGCGGGCGACCGCTGTTACTGCCGATCCCCACTCGATCGGCTTCCACATCTCGGCGCTTTATTCGCCGCTGGGCTGGAAAAGCTGGCAGCAGATCGCGCGGGAATGGTTGGCCGCGCAGGGTTCGGAAGAGATGCTACGCGTCGCCCGAAACACGCTTCTGGGCGAAACTTGGGTGGAGAGCGGCGACGCACCGGAATGGCAGCGGCTGGCCGAACGCCGCGAAGCCTATGGCGGTGCGCAGATCCCTATGGGCGGGTTGTTCCTGACGGCTGGCGTCGATGTACAGAAAGACCGGATCGAGGTCGATGTCTGGGCTTGGGGCCGAGGCTTGGAGTCCTGGCTGGTTGATCATATCGTCATTGCCGGTGGCCCAGACGACCCAGCCTGCTGGGACAAGCTCACTGCCCTGTTGGGGCGCACATGGGCCTGCGCCAATGGCGCGGTGATGGTGATCGGCAAGCTGGCCATCGACACCGGCTATGAAGCACCGGCGGTTTACGCATGGGCGCGGAAACAGGGGTTCGACCAGGTGGCCCCGATCAAGGGTCTCGAGGGCTTCAACCGCGCCACGCCGGTGTCGGGCCCGACATTCGTCGACGCCACCATCGGCGGCAAGCGTCTGCGCCGGGGCGCACGGCTGTGGTCCGTGGCCACGGCGACGTTCAAGACCGAAACCTACCGCTTCCTGCGGCTGGAACGGCCGAGCGACGAGGATCGGGCGCTGGGAGTGCTGGACGCCCCCGGCACAGTGCATCTGCCCGACTGGATCGACACCGAATGGCTGAAGCAGCTGGTGGCCGAACAGCTGGTCACCGTGCGCAACAAGCGCGGCTATGCCCACCCCGAATGGCAGAAGATGCGGGAACGCAACGAGGCTCTGGACACCCGGGTCTATGCCCGAGCGGCGGCGTGGATCATGGGCGCGGATCGCTGGGACGAGGCGACCTGGCGGCGGCTCGAGGCGCAGGCCGGGGTGGAAACCCGGCCGTCAGTCGCCCCGACTGCCGTCGGAGTTGATGCCTCAGAACCGTCCACACCCACCCCGCCCAAGGCCGGGACACCAACCACGCCACGACGCAAGCGCCGGGCTTACACGCCGAACTTCATGAGGGATTGAGATGGATCTGGAACGGATGCGCGCCCTGATGGCCGCGCTGCAGGAGGCACGCTATGCGGGCGTCCGGTCGGTCAGCTATGACGGCAAATCGATCAACTATGGCTCGGACGCGGAACTCGCGAACGCCATCGCCGATCTGGAGGGGCGCATTGCCACGGCCACGACTGGCGCGCCGCGTCGTCGGCGCTGGGGCACGGTCGCCTCGAAGGGCCTGTGATGGCATTCGAGGCATTCCGCCAGCGGTTGGGGTCGATCATCGGCGGGTTCGATGCAGCCCAAGCCCATCGTCGCCTGCGCGGGTTCCGGGCCAGCCGCGCCCATGTGAACACGCTGATCGCAGCCTCGGGCGACACCATCACCGCCCGCGCCCGCTGGCTGGTCCGGAACAATGGCTATGCGGCAAACGCCGTGGAGTCCTTCGCCAGCAATGTGGTGGGCGATGGGATCAAGCCCTCTTCGACCATCGCGGATGCCGCCAAAAAGGAAGAGTTGCAGGCGCTGTGGCTGGCCTGGACCGACGATGCCGATACCGAGGGCCTGACGGACTTCTACGGGCTGCAGCGCCGGGCGGCGCGCGAGGTGTTCCTGTCGGGCGAGGTCTTCATCCGCATTCGGCCGCGCCGGGCCGAGGACGGCCTGACGGTGCCGCTGCAACTGCAGATGCTGCCCGCAGAAATGCTGCCGCTCGACATGAACCGGACCCTGCCCGGCGCGGGGCTGATCCGGCAGGGGATCGAGTTTGACGGCATCGGCCGCCGCGTCGCCTATCACTTCCTGCGCCGCCACCCCGGTGATCTGACCGATCCGGGGCTATCCGGCGAAACCGTCCGCGTCCCGGTTGGCGACGTGATCCACGTGCTGGACCCGGTAGAGGCCGGGCAGTTGCGCGGCGTGTCACGCTTCGCCGCCGCCATCGTGAAATTGTTCACGCTGGACCTCTATGACGATGCGGAACTGGAGCGGAAGAAGATCGCGGCGATGTTCGCGATGTTCATCACCTCACCCGCCCCGGAAACCCCGCTGGAACCGACCGAAGAAGATCTGGAGGTTGAACCCGGCCAAGTCGTGCGGTTGGATCCGGGCGAGGATGTGTCCACCCCTGCCACACCGGACTCGGGCGGCACCTATGAACCGTTCCAGTATCGGACCCTGCTGCAGATCGCGGCCGCGCTGGGCGTGCCCTATGGCTATCTGACCGGCGACACGGCCAAGGGCAACTTCTCGAACACGCGGATTTCGCTGATCGAGTTCCGCCGCCGCATCTCGGCCTGGCAGCATGGGGTGCTGGTCTATCAGCTCTGCCGCGCGGTTTGGGTGCGCTGGATGGACACGGCGGTGCTGTCGGGTGCGCTGGACCTGCCCGGCTATGACAGCCAGCGCCGCCAGTATCAGGCCTGCGCCTGGCTCCCGACCAAGTGGGACTGGATCGACCCGATGAAGGACGCCTCGGCCGAGATCCTGCAGATCGAGGCGGGTCTGAAGTCTCGGACACAAGCCTTGGCAGAGCGTGGGTACGACGCCGAGCAGGTCGACCGCGAAATCGCCGCCGAACGGAAACGGGAAGCGGCGCTGGGCCTAGACTTCCGGCGACCAGGGTCACCCGCGCAGGGGCCGGGTGAAGGCACGGCGAAAGATACGGATCAGGACAGCGCCAAGGACGACGAGGCCGACGACACAGGCGATGAGAAACCCGACCCCAAGGAGGGCGCATGATGCACCATGCCCAAATCGCGCAGCGCGCTTTCAACACCCCCCTGATGGTTGATCCCGCCAAGGCGCTGGCCTTCCTGTCGGGGCTAGGACCGCGCATCACCGGGCAGGAGATCACCTTCCAAGGGCAGGAGGTGGAAGCCGCTGACCAAACTGCCGCCAGCCTACCCGCCAGGGCATCGCTGTTCGGGAACGATCTCGCCCAGCGCCACCAGCGGAACGGTAGCCAGCCCTATGCTCTGTTGGATGGCATCGCGGTCATCGAGATCGCCGGGACGCTGGTTCATCGCGGGGCCTGGATCGGGCAGTCTTCGGGGCTGACTTCCTATGAGGGGATCGCAGCTCAGCTGCAGGCCGCACTGGCCGATCCCGGCGTGCGGGGCATCGCGCTGGATTTCGACAGCTTCGGCGGCGAAGTTGCAGGGGCTTTCGATCTGGCCGACCGCATCCGGGCGGCGCGAGCGCAAAAGCCGGTCCACGCTTTTGTCGCCGAACATGCGCTGTCGGCCGGATATGTCCTCGCCTCCCAGGCCGACCGCATCATCCTGCCCCGCACTGGCGGTGTCGGCAGCATTGGGGTCGTGGCGCTGCACACAGACATGAGTGGGGCGCTAGACCAGAAGGGCATCACGGTCACGCTTATCCACGCAGGATGGCACAAGATCGACGCCAATCCGTATCAGCCCCTGCCCGAAGCCATCCACGACCAGATGCAGCGCGAGTTGGAGGTGGTGCGCTTTCTCTTCGCCGAAACCGTCGCTGCCGGTCGTGGGGATCGGCTGACCCAATCGGCTGCATTGGCAACCGAAGCCGCCGTGTTCCGCGGGGCCGAGGCCATCGCGGCCGGTCTGGCAGACGAGCTGGCCGATCCCGTCACCGCTTTCCACGCCTTCGCCGCCGCTCCCCGCGGCACAAATGCCCCCAGCAGAAAGGGTCCACAGATGACCACCACGCCTGAAACTCCCATCGAAACGTCTGCTCCTGTCGCAGCAGCCCCGTCAGTCCCGCCTGTAGATGCTGCCGCTTCGGCCAATCCGTCGACGATGACCGCCGACGCAGTTCGCGCCGAGGCCGCCGAGGTGGCGCAGGTTTGCGCGCAAGCCGCCCGGCTGGGTGTGACCATCGACGCGGCCGACGCTGTCACGCGCGGGTTGAAACCCGAAGCCCTGCGCGCCCGGGTTCTGGCCGATCTCGCGGCCCGCAGCGATGCCGCTGGCATCATCGCCACCGCTCCGGCTGCAGCAGCCAAGGCAAGCCCCATCGTGGCCGCCGCCAAGAAGACCGCGACCGACGCCAAGCGCTGAACCAGCGCACGCTTTCACCACCCTCCCCATCCCCCAATCTATGGAGACTGACCAATGCCCGTCCTGACGGAACCGCCCAGCATGAGCGATGTCCTCAAATATGAGGTCAACCCGAACTACACCCGCGAGGTGGTCACGCTGCTGATCGGCACCAACTACCCCTCTGGTGCCGTCCTCGGCCGGATCACCGCCAGCGGAAAATACACCCTGTCGGCCGCCACTGGCGCCGATGGCGCACAGGTCGCTGTCGCTGTCTTGCTCTATCCGGTGAACGCCACTCTGGCCGACGCCGTCGGCATCGTCGTCGCCCGCGGCCCTTCCATCGTGTCGCGTGCAGGAATTGCCTACGAGGGCACTGTCAACGACGCGGCCAAGATCACCGCCAAGATCGCCCAGTTGGCCGCCGTCGGCATCATCGCCCGCGACGGCGTCTGACACGCGACCGTTGACGCTTGGCGTCGCCACCTCTTCCACCTTACATCCCCGGAGCACCCCATGACCATTGTTCGCAATCCCTTTGACGCTGGCGGTTACTCGCTGGCCGAGATGACGCAGGCCATCAACATCCTGCCCAACCTCTACACCCGCCTTGGCCAGATCGGCCTGTTCCGCTTCGAGGGCGTCACCCAGCGCTCTGTCATTATCGAGCAATACGAAGGCGTTCTAAACCTGCTGCCCTCGGTGCCGCTGGGCGGTCCCTCCACCGTCGGCACCCGCGAGGGCCGCTCGATGCGGTCCTTCGCTCTGCCGTGGATCCCGCATGACGACGTGATCCTGCCCGGCGACATCCAAGGCCAGCCCGCGCTGGGCGCGTTTGACGCAGCCGATCCTCTGGTCGAAGTGATGAACCGCAAGCTGCAGCTGATGCGCCGCAAGCATGCCCAGACCCGCGAATACATGGAGATGAACGCCCTGCGCGGCATCGTGAAGGACGGCGCGGGCACCACCCTCTACAACTACTTCACCGAATTCGGGCTGGCACAAATCTCGGTCGATTTCCTGCTGGGCACGGCTGGCACCCTCGTCCAAAGCAAGGTGCGCGAGGTTTTGCGGGCAATCGAAGACAACCTCCTCGGCGAAAGCATGTCGGACGTGCATGCCCTCGTCAGCCGCGAATTCTTCGACAAGCTGATCGCGCATCCAAAGACCGAGGAGGCGTACAAGTTCTACGCCGCCACTGGCGCGCAGCCTTTGCGCCAGGATGTGCGCCGCAACTTCCCCTTCGCGGGCATCGTGTTCGAGGAATACGCGGGCACAGTCACCCTCTCGACCAAGGTCACCGAACGACTGGTTCCGGCGAACGAGGGCATCGCGTTTCCGCTCGGCACCATGGACACGTTCACGACCTACGGCGGGCCCGCGAACCTGCTGGAAGCAGCAAACACCCTCGGCCTTCCCCTCTACGCCCGCCAGCATCTCGACGAAAAAGGGCGCTGGATCGACCTGATGACGGAAGCCTCGATCCTGCCGGTGAACAAGCGGCCGCGCATCGCGATCCGCATCCACACTTCGAACTGACGGGCGTTTCCAGTGAACATCTTCGCCACCGCCATGGACCGGATCTATGCCAACCCGTCCATGGCGGTGGCTGCAGTCTGGATTTCTGCCACCACATCGGAGGAACGCCCGATCCGGGTCATCCGCCGAGCCCCGGATCGCGTCACCGAATTCGGCGCTGCGCGCTTCGTCAGCGACACTATGATGGTTGACGTCCGCGTGTCCGACCTGCCCGATCCCAGCCCCGGCGATCTGATCGTGCTCGGGGCCAACAGCTTCACCGTTCAGGGCGAGCCGCTGCGTGACCGCGAACGTCTGATCTGGACGCTGGACCTGCGGCCATCATGAGGTTGAAGATCGCATTCGATCCGGACCTCGTCGCGCTGATGCAGGCCGAAGTCGCCGCCGGGGAAAAGGCTGTATCGGCCGCCATGCGTGAGGCGGGCACTTCCCTGAAATCCGCATGGCGCGGCCAGATCACCGGCGCGGGGCTGGGCACCAGGCTGGGCAACTCGATCCGCCTCGCCAGCTTCCCCAAATCCGGCGATAGTCTGAACGCGGCGGCGCTGGTCTGGTCCAACGCGCCGGTGATCGTCGGCGCGCATGATACCGGGCCGCTGATCCGGTCAAAGGACGGGTTCTGGCTGGCAATTCCCACCCCGGCGGCCGGGAAAAGCACGAAAGGCGGCCGGATCACCCCCGGCGAATGGGAACGCCGCACCGGGTTGCGACTGCGGTTCATCTACCGCCGTCGCGGGCCGAGCCTGCTGGTGGCCGAGGGGCGGCTGAACAGCAAGGGACGCGCCGTGGCGTCTCGGTCGAAAACCGGGCGCGGTGTGGCGACCGTGCCGATCTTCCTGCTGGTGCCGCAGGTCAAGCTGCGCAAACGGCTCGATCTGTCTCGGGATGCAGAGCGGGCAGTGGACGGCGTTCCGGGGCTTATCGTGGCGAAGTGGATCGCAAGAGCACAGAAAGAATGAAGTAGTTTTGACGCGACAACAAAAATAGGATCAACTGCGGGTAGTCCCTGTTGGTTCGCTGCAAAAACCGTTTTTGCAATCCATCAGTCAGGGATCAGAATACAACATACAACCACTTCATGTGTGGCGCAGATCGACCTTCAGGATAAATTATGACAATCGCAGCAGCTTGGACTCGAAATTTAAAGGGCTGCCATGAGCTTGTTTTGGTGACTGATAGTAGGCTATCAGGTGACGGGCGTACATTTGATGCGTGCACAAAAGTGATCACTCTTCCAAGGGAAGATTGCGCGATGGCGTTTGCGGGGTTCTCGGGACACGGGTACCCAATGATGCAACAGGTTTCTCAAGCAATTGATGCACATGCTCCACTAAAGAGGGGCTCCCTGGACGTGGTCGAATTGAAATCACACATTCTTAAGATTTTCGACGGCATGGCCGATTCGATAAGAAGCTCAGAACGAGTTTCGTCACCAACTGACATCACCCCGGAAGCAGAGTTTATATTCGGCGGCTATTCTTGGAAATCCAAGGATTTTAAAATTTGGCACATTAGATATTCGAGAATTGCAGGACGATTTGAGGCGCATCCGCCTGCGTCGATTAGGAAGGTGCCTCATGTGGGCGGTTACCGGCTTGGAACAGCAAGTCAAAACGGTGAAACGGTAATTGACGCGCAAGTTGTTTTCATTGGCGATCAGGCGAAAAACTGTAAGAAGCTCTTCCTTGAATTATTAAGCAAGCGAGACAATCTTTCTCACCTCGACATGGAGCCGTTTGAAGTTATTCGAGATATGCTTAGAAACTCTCGAAAGTCTGAAACAATTGGTGGAGCTCCTCAAATTGTCAAAGTCTATCAATATATGAAGTCTGCTCCACTTGGTGTCTTTTGGCCAGACAAGGGAACTGGCCGAATACACCTGCACGGTAGACAATGCCTTGGTTATGAGAGGATTGATCGTTGGATTTTAGACCCAGACACGCTTCAATCTCAACAGGCAGACCCAATCTCGGACTTTGGTAAAGAGAACAAGACAGCCGATACCGTAAGTAACGATGGCGATGATTTTGAAGCATTGACCTAGAGCTGAGATTCAACTCAGAGAGTGAACTTCTGGCTTAACCCGCCACATAAGAAGTATTGAAACATGCCCACCACCCGCGAACTTGTCCTCGCCGCGCTGCATGCGCGGCTGCAGCCGCTTGCCGCCCTCACTCTGCGCGATGAGGTCCTGCCCGAACGGATCCCTTCAGCCGGGCTGATCATCCTGCGCGATGGCCAGCCGGGAGAACCGGAGGTCACGCTGTCGCCTCTTCGCTACCATTACCAGCACCGGGCCGAATTGGAGGTTGTCGTCCAGGCTGGCACTGGCAGGGCGAGCGCCTTTGACACCCTGATAGCCGCCATCGGCACCGCGCTGGAAACCGACCGCACACTTGGCGGCCTTTGCGATTGGGTCGAACCCGACGCACCTGCCTCTGTCGATCTGCCCATTGAGGGCGCGGCGGCGCTGAAGGCGGCGATCATCACCGTCGTGTTGCACTACACCACCACCGGCCCTCTGGCCTGACACCCCCAACATCGAGGAGACCCCCATGGCACGTGCGCAAGGCGCGCGGGCGCAGATGGCGCTTGCGTATGAGACGGTTTACGGCACCCCGCCGGTGAGTGGGTTCCGCCTGATGCCCTTTGCCCGGACCACGCTCGGGTCGGAACAGCCGCTGCTGGAATCCGAACTGCTGGGCTATGGTCGCGATCCCTTGGCCCCGATCAAGGATGCAGTGACTGCCGACGGCGAGGTGGTGATCCCGATCGATGTGGAGGCCTTCGGGTTCTGGCTGAAGGCGGCGTTTGGCCAGCCGGTGACCAGCGGCACCACGCCGAAGACCCATACCTTTCAGTCGGGCAGCTGGACGCTGCCCAGCATGGCCATCGAAACGGCGATGCCTGAAGTGCCGCGGTTCGCGATGTATTCCGGCTGTGTGCTGGACCAGCTGACCTGGCAAATGCAGCGGTCGGGCCTGTTGACGGCGACCGCACGGCTGGTGGCACAAGGCGAAACTATCGCCGCCGCGACAGCCGCTGGCACGCCCACGGCGCTGGGCCTGCAGCGGTTTGGCCATTTCAACGGCACTGTGAAGCGCAACGGCACGGCGCTCGGCAACGTGGTCTCGGCCGAAATCACCTATTCCAACAACCTAGACCGGATCGAGACCATCCGGGGCGATGGCCGCATCGATGGCGTCGATCCGACGATGGCGGCGCTGACCGGCCGGATCGAAGTCAGGTTCTCGGACAGCACGCTGGTGACCCAAGCCATCGACGGCAGCCCCTGTGAGTTGGAATTCGTCTACAGCCTCGGCGCGAACGCCAGTTTTACCTTCACGGCCCACGCCGTCTATCTGCCGATCCCCCGGATCGAGATCGCTGGGCCGCAGGGCGTGCAGGCCAGTTTTGATTGGCAGGCGGCAAAAGCTGCCAGCCCGGCCCGCATGTGCACCGCCGTTCTCGTCAACACCCTTGCAGGATATTGATCATGATCCGACTGAACCTGACCGCAAAGTCAGAATGGCTGGACCTCGCCCCCGGCCTGCGCCTGCTGGTCGGCCCGCTCACCACCGCGCTTATGGTGTCAGCCCGCGCCGATCCGGCAATCGAAGCGTTGCCGGAAGGTGCCAGCCAAGAAGCGCTGGCCCTCGCGATGGCCAAGGCCGTCGCCCGCCGAGCTGTGCTGGATTGGGAAGGTGTGGGTGATGCCATGGGCCAACTCACACCCGTCACCCCGGAGGGGATCGACGCCCTCTTGGAAATCTGGCCGGTCTTCGAGGCGTTCCAGACCATGTATGTTGCCAAAGGGCTGATCCTGGACGCCGAAAAAAACGTCTCCGCGCCCTCGCCGACTGGTCCTTCGGTGGGGGCGACCGATACTGCGCGGCCTGCGCGGGCCCCTGTCCGGACTGCCCCGTAAGACTGAACAGGCCACAGACCCCCGAGGGCTGGCAGGTATGGGATCTGGTCGGTCGTCTTGGCGGGCAACTGCGGGTCATCCCAGGGGCCGTGATCGGATGGGATATGGGCGCAGCTCTCACCCTGGCCCAAGCGCTGGGTATCGACGCCCTAATCGCCGCCGAGATGCTGCCCGAAATCGAGGCTGTCATGGTGCGCAAGCTGAACGAACAGATGGAAGGAGGCCGCGATGGCTGAAAAACGGGTCAGTGTCCGCCTCGTCGCGGAGGGCGGCCGCCAGGTGCGCGCCGAGCTGGAAGGCATCGGCGATGCCGGGGCGCGCGGCTTCGGCCGCCTCTCGACCGAGATGGAACTGGCCAACACCCGCCTTGCCAGCTTTGCCCGAAAGGCCGGGATCGCGCTGGCGGCGGTGACGGTTGCGGCGGCCGCTGCTGGCGTGGCGATGGTTCGATCCGGATTGGAAACCATCGGCGCGCAAGCCGATATGGCGGCTTCACTGAAAACCACTGTGGAAAGCCTGCAGGTGCTGACTTGGGCCGGGGAGTTGGCAGGCGTCTCGATGGGCGAGATCGAACAGGCCACGAAGAAGCTGACCACCCGGTTGTCGGAAGCGGCATCTGGTTCCGGATCGGCGGTCGGGGCCCTGCAGAGGCTGAACCTTTCCGCCACCGAACTTCAGGCCCTGCCACTCGACCAGCGCATCGTCGCCATTCAGGAAGCGTTGAACCGGTTTGTGCCGGAAGCCGAACGGGCTGCTGTCGCTTCTGACCTTTTCGGCGACAAGGCGGCACTGGCATTTCTGCGCATCGATCCCGCGACCTTGCGCGAAGCGGCGCAGGATGTGCGGGATTTCGGCGTGGCGGTCAGCGCGGCCGACGCCGCACAGATCGAGCGCACCGGCGACGCCATCGCCAAACTCAGCCTGATCTGGCTGGGGCTGACCAACCGGCTGACGGCGGCCGTGGCTCCAGCGCTAGAAACGGTGGCCAACACGCTGGCCGACATGGCGCGCAGCACGGGGCCGATTGGCATGGCGATCAACGCCCTCTTCGACAACATCGGCCGCCTCACCACCTATGCCGCGACATTTGCCACGTTGATGGCCGGGCGCTGGGTGGCTGGGCTTGCGGCTGCGGCCCTGTCCGTTCGCGGCCTTGCTACCGGATTGGTGATCCTGCGCGGGGCACTGATCCGCACCGGCATCGGCGCGCTGATCGTCGGCGCTGGCGAGTTGGTGTTCCAGTTCACCCGGCTGGTCGCTGGCGCGGGCGGTTTTGGGGCAGCGATTGGCCTCCTGAAGGATCTGGCGCTGGAGGTCTGGGACCGCATCGGCCTCGGCGCGGCCTCGGCCTGGTCGAAAATCGAGGCCAGTTGGGCAGGTCTGCAGGCCACGATCTATGGCGCGATGCAGTCGTCGGTGGAGGCTGTGACCAGTTTCGGCAACTCGTCAGCGGGCATCTTCAAGGGTGCTTATGAAGCCGTGAAGGCGATCTGGGGCCAGCTGCCCGGTGCGATTGGGGATTTCGCGTTCCAGGCTGCGAACGGTCTGATCGGCGGTGTCGAGGCCATGCTGAACGGGGTCGTCACCCGGATCAACAACTTCATAAATGGGTTGAATGCCGCCTTGGACCTGCTGCCCGATTGGGCGGTGGGAGAAGGCGGGGTGCGGATCGGCAGGCTGGACCCGGTTGCGCTGGGCCGGATCGACAATCCGTTCGCCGGATCAGCAGCCGCCGCCGGGACCGCCGCCGCTGAAGCATTCTCAGCCGCCATGGCGCAAACCTATGTGACGACGCACGATCTCGGGCTGACCGGGATGGCCGAAGAAGCCACAGCCCGAGCAGAGGCGTATCGCGAGGCTTCCGGCATGCTAGCCGATGCCGCTGCACGGCCGGTGCAAAGCTGGCAGGCGCTGAAAGATGCAGTGGCCGGGGCGGGAAGCGAGGGCGAGGCGGCGCTGGACGGGGCCACCGATGCCGCAGACCGGTTGGACGAGTCGATGACCGAGGCCGGGCGCGCAGCCGGTGGGGCGGGTGCTGCGGCCGCAGCCGGAGCCGAAGTGGCCAAGACCGGATGGGAAGCCGCCATCGGCACCCTTGCCGATTATGCGGCAAAGGCCCGCGACGTTGGCGGCGATATCGGCAATGCGCTGGTCTCGGCCTTTACCTCGGCCGAGAATGCCGTGGGTGAATTCGTGAAAACCGGCAAGCTGGATTTCAGCGACCTCGTCACCTCGATGATCGCCGATCTCGCGAAACTGGCGGCACGACGCTTCATCCTCGGCCCCATCGCCAACGCGTTGTCGGGCGCGCTTGGCGGTGCGGGAGGCATCTTCGCCAACATCCTGCATGCCGGTGGCATGGTCGGATCACCGGGCCCGGGCCGAATGGTCCCGGCTTTGGCCTTTGCCGGTGCCCCGCGCATGCACGCAGGCGGCTGGGCCGGGATCAAGCCCGACGAGGTTCCGGCGATCCTGCAACGGGGCGAGCGGGTTCTGTCGCGGCGGGAGGCAGCGGGCTATGGCCAAGGGCAGTCGTCTGCACCCGCCGTCAATGTGACCATAGTGGCCCGCGACGCCGAAAGCTTCCGGCAGTCCCGGACACAGGTTGCGGCGGATATCGCCCGGGCCGTGTCCCTTGGCCGGAGGGGCATGTGATGGCGTTTCACGAGGTGCGCTTCCCCGACAACATCAGCCGCGGCGCGCGCGGCGGCCCTGAACGGCGCACGCAGATCGTCGAGCTGGCTTCTGGCGACGAGGAACGCAACGCCAGCTGGGCCAACAGCCGCCGTCGCTATGACGTGGCCTATGGCATCCGGCGCGCCGATGATCTGGCGTCGGTGGTTTCCTTTTTCGAGGCACGAAACGGCCGCCTGCATGGCTTCCGCTACAAGGATTGGGCCGACTACAAATCTTCCATGCCGTCGCAGGCGATCACCGCGACGGACCATCAGATCGGCACCGGGACTGGTAGCCTGCAAACCTTCCAGCTGGCGAAACGCTACACCTCCGGCGCGCAGACATGGGTGCGGGCCATCACCAAACCGGTGGCCGGGACTGTCCGCGTCGCGCTGGGCATGGTGGAACAGATGTCGGGCTGGACCGTGGACACGACGACTGGCGTTGTCACCTTCACCACTGCACCAGCGGGCGGCGTCATCGTCCGCGCTGGCTTCGAATTCGATGTGCCGGTGCGCTTCGACAGCGACACCCTGGATGTCACCCTCGATTTTGAACGGCTGGGATCGATCACCTCCATCCCGCTCTTGGAGATCCGCAGATGAAAAACCTCTCCCCCGGGCTGCAGAGCCATCTCGATGACGGCACCACGACCCTGTCCTGGTGCTGGCGGATCAGCCGCGCCGACGGCATGGCGCTGGGTTTCACCGATCATGATCGCGTCCTCAGCTTTGACAGCACGGATTTTGAGCCGGAAAGCGGGTTTGCCGCCTCGGAAATCCGCGCTGGCTCCGATCTGGCCGT